GCCTAACTCTCTTACTTTGTATTGATACCTCATTAATGTAATGCCTCCTCCGGACCATCTGTAGGTTGTGAACCCAACTCTAAGAATATTTTCCAGTCGCTTCTTCTTGCAAATCCACAACTATCAAATATAGCAGCTGCTTCTTCTCCGTCCTCTGCATTCACAAATAACATTGTGTTCAATCTTATATTGTGAAACATATAGACAATCCCTTTATTGTCTCTGTCTACATCTTTATATTGTACTTTCGTGTCTTTTATTTTTTTTGTTTTCATATTATTACCTTTCTAATTTCTATATAGGATATTATAAGAAATAAGTCAAGGTGCCAATTGCAATAATTATAAATAAAATTATATCAACCCAGAATAGAAATATGATAATATTCCAGAACACTAATGGCCCTGGCCACGATATTTTGTAAAATTACGTTTTTCAGACTTATTCATACGTTTTTTATGTCTACCTATCTTAGGTTTTGTACGTTTTACGTATGCATTTACGCCAAAATTAGATTTCTTCGCCATTAAAATACTCTTCTATTTTAGAATGAACCGTATTTGGTGACAACTTAGGGATGTATTTTATAACACCATTAACTTGTTGTTCTAAAGAAGCACCACATGACATACATTTATAGAAGGTCCTAGTTATACCAACCAACATTGTATACTCTTCACAATCAGGACAGATACCGTTTACTATTTCGGTATGAATCTTCATCCTAGTATTTTAATGATCTTCTTTCTATCCATGTATATCTCTGTTTGAGCCTTTACTTTCTTACAAGTAAATACAACTCGCTCTGGATTTACCTCGTTCTGCGCGATACGCTTGGATTTCAAACAATCGCTGAGGTTTGGTTTATATACATGCTCTATCATATTTCCGTTTAAAGTTAAGATAAGTGCGAATACAGTTTCTATCATTAATGATCGCTCCCGTTTCTAATTATTTTTTCTACGTCCTCAGTTAACTTCTCAGTTCTTTTCTTTAAAAATTCTATGTTAACAGCGTTGTTTCTCATACCCTTAATCTCTGCTTCTACATCCTCTAGTAAACCACTAACGTGTTCTACGATCATGAAAAGCTCTGCCTCACCAGCTGATTGACCTAACTCACCTCTTGGGTATTTAATTCTAAACTCTGTGTTTTGTTCTAAATCCTTTTGCATTAGTTCTATTTTTGTGGCGTGATTGTTCAGCATCTCATGCAAACCAAAATAAGCCCAGGTTCCAATGGCGACCATTGCGATCAAACTGGCAACCGTCTTCATAGGCATTTGCACAGATGCCTCTTGACTAATTTTTAATGGTTTGTCTGTCATTTTTTATAATTATCCAATGTTATTAAACCAGGATGTTCCTTCATATATTGTTCTTTTAAAACTGTCCAATAACTTATTTTAGGATCAAAATCTCTGTCTCCATCAAATTGAGATGATGACATAACTCCTATTCTCATACACATATTAATTAACTCTGCAAACTCTGGTGGTGGAGGATTAATTCTAGGTACTCTCTTACACTCTTTGATAACTTCTAATTGTGTTTTAATCTTCATTTGCTTTTCTTGTTCTGCAATAAATTCATCTGTACATGCTGACCCTAAATATTTTCTCCAAGTAAATCTTAACATTCTATCATCATCTGTTCCTTCATAATTATTACTAGGACTATTATGATTGTAATTATATTGATCATCTCTTTGTTCAATAGAAACATCAAAACTACCTTGACTACATGTATTTGTTCCGTTTTGTAAATACTCGTTACGTGCTTGTGCTGATGTAGCTACAATCAGAAAAAAGATAATCCAGAATAGCTGCTACAACAGGAACAATTACAATATTCTTTTTTACCCATTCAAATCTGGATAATTTACTTTTTGTCTTCACTTTTTTCATTACTTATAAAAACCTTTAAAAATCCACTCTACCCATTTGTTCCATAAGCTTTTTACTTTGTCCCATGCTCTGCAACAAATGTTTTTACATTTTTCAATCATGTTTCTTTTCCTCCATTTCGTAGAAAAACTTATCAGTGTCTTCCGTACGCCATAATTTATCATCTTCTACATTCCATTCAGATGTTTGCACTTTCCAGTCTGGGATGTTGTCTTTCACTGTAAATGAAGAAACATTCCAAATACATCTATTATTAGGTTGTGCTGCATAGTTCCCTTCATCTAGGGCTATGATATGAGCACATTTGTGCTCGTGCGGAATTTCTGAATGGTCCGTATCTACTATATTACTCTCTGGATGAGCCCAGTCAATAGTAAATAAATATTTACCGTAGTGCCATTTTTTGTCTTTTCCTATGTATTTACCGGAATGTGATGCTAAAAAATCCCAAACAGTAATAGCAGGATAATAACTGAAAGAGTTCCATAACTCCAACTCATCAAGTCTACGTTCAGGAACGTCTTTTGCCTTAAAGCCTCTTTGAATGAACGCAGATATTGGGAGACGATAGTAGACAGCTCCATTTTCCATAATACAATGAAAAAGGATACTACGCCCTGCAATACTCGAAATACCAAAAATAACACAGTCTTCAACTTCACCATGATGTTTTTTAAGGTCATAGAGATATTCTCTCTTTACTTGAGCATACTCTACAGGAATGTTTGCATTCAAATAAGCCATATAAATTATTCATGTATCTCACCCCAGTTGTTCCCGTGTTCATAGTCAACTTTGTTAGGGACCTCTAGTGTAACAGCATTTTCCATCACTTCAATTATTTTTTTTGCATGTGAGTCGTCCTCAACAGATATATCTAACTCATCATGTATTTGTATATGTGGTATGATACCCTCTTTGTACAACTCTAACATTGCTTTCTTAGTCATGTCAGCTGCAGATCCTTGTATTAATTTATTTAATGCTTTGTATGTGTAAGCTCTCCTGATCCCCGGTCCATGTTCCCTGAGTGCTTCTTCATGTGTCATGGCCTTATGCATACCGAATTGATTCGGTTCCCATAAATGAAACCTGCATAGTCTACCCAGCAACGTACGTATCTGTCCACGATCTTGTGCTCTGTTCGATGCTTTTTCCATAAGTTGTTTTACAAATGGTACACGTGAATGGTATGTATTAAATAGGTCAGCAGCCTTGTCTTTAGTTACTCCTAATTCTGCTTGTAATTTTGCTTTACCCATACCATAGAAAAGACCCAAATTAATCGTCTTGGCTTGTGTCCTAGGTATGTCGGCCATGTCAGCTACGGTCTGGTGAAAGTCTGCACTAGAATCGTTGCTGTATGCATCTACAACATCATAAACGGACGGTAATTTGTACAAAGAAGCATAATGCACCACCAACCTCGGCTCTTGCTGAGAATAATCAAATACACCCCATCTATGGCCCTTCTCGGGTATAAATAATGACCTAATCTTAGGTCCAAGATCTTTGTTTCTAGCCGGTATCTGTTGTAGGTTTGGATTCTGATAAGAAAATCTACCAGTTACCGTGCCACCACCAGCATTACGCAGTTGGTTTATTTCTGCATGTATTCTACCTTTGTGTTCGTATCGTAAAATAGAATCTATAAAAGTTGTATGTGCTTTGTTAATCTCTCTTGCTTGTGCAATCATTCTTACAACAGGATGTTGATGTTCTTGTAAAAAGTTTTTTGTAAACGATGGAGCTGCAGTTTTTTCTGTACGAGGATACTCTAATCGTAATATATCAAATACATTTGCAATAGATCTAGCTGCCCAGATCTGTGTATCAATATTTGTTTCACCTTTTATTTTGTGCAGTAAATCTTGTTCTGCTTTTTTCATTTCTTTTTTCATTTGATGTGCACGTTCTATATCCACACGTACACCCTTGAATCTCATATCAACTAAGCAATGAAACAAATCAGACTCTAAATCAAATATATCTTCCAGGTCTTGATTAATAATTTCTTTCTTCATCTCTTGCCAAAGTCCTAGTGTAACTTCAGCATCACGTTCTGCGTATGCGCCAACATGCATTGATGGTAATTTGTACATTTCTGATTTAGGATTGATACCCCATTCTTCTGCAGCTTCTGCAAGTGCAGCTTCGTTTTTACCATAACCAAGATAGTGCCATGATAAACTATTAAGATCATATCTAAATCTATTTTCATCGGTCACAGCTGCAGCTATCATTGTGCAGGCTATGTCACCATTAATTTTAAAACCCATGGCTCTTAACCAACACACATCATAAATTGCATTGTGAAAAACTTTTGTTGATGGTGATTCTAATATATCTTTCAACCATGATAAGACTCGTTTCCTATCCATGTTACCACCACCTTCATGTGCAATTGGAAAGTATCCTTTGAAATGTTTTGTTGCAACAGCGATACCAATAACTTCACCATTACCAATTACAGAACCAGATCCTCTCTTTAATAGATCAGGATCTTTTGTTTCTAAGTCGATTGCAATTTCATCTACATGACGTAAGTCAGGAAATTCTGTGGGTTTAACCCATTCAGTCTGTGCTTCAAATTTAGGAATTTTCATTGTAGTCCCTCTCTATAATCATTTCTATAAAATGTATTGCTTTCAACAAATCTTGTTTCTTTCCCTTATCTTGATGCCTTATAATATATTTTATAGCACATCCTTCAGGATATAAAAGTTTATTCTCAACCACAAACTTACTGGGCTGTATGACATACTTTTTATAGTGACTCCCGCCGTGCTGTTTATCCCAAACCTTCGATTTCATAACCTTGATCCTCCTTTTTTGCTGACATGATATATAGATTTTGTTTTGTACGTGTTACACCCACATACCAAACTCGATGTTCTTCATCAAATTTCTCTATACTTTTTTCTGATGCTTCTCTTATTGTTTTTGTATTATCTAAAATTAATAAAACATTATCTGCTTCACCACCTTTTGCTGCATGTATTGTAGATAGTTTAACTCTTGCGTCCTTAGATAATTTTTCACCCACACTTAACATTTCACGAATATATAAACATTCTCCATAATCTATTTGAAATGCATCAAACCACTCTATATCTTTTGAAAAAGAAAGATCTGTTAAGTCATACATCTTCTCTTCTGTTGGTTTTAAACTACTACCTGAACATTCTAAAATATCTTTTACTTCTGACAGGGATAACAGCTCACCTTTTTGCCAACGTATATAGTTTAGAATGGTTTTAAACAAAGATACTCTATAGCTCTTACGACCTTTGTATTGAAAATAGATACCTCTATCTTTTAATGATGGCATTAGTTTTGATAGTCTGTCATTATATCTTGCAAGGACTAACCAATTACCTTCATGAAGAGGTACGTCCTCTACACTCATTATATAATTTACTGTGCCTGGTTCTTTTCTAGCTTTCCAATTTTTTAATACTCTTCTATTGCCTGGAATTAAGTCTAATATTTTATCTGCAACTCCTTGTACGGTTTGCGGGACTCTGTAAGATTGTGGCAAAATTATGTCTTTTCTTGAAATTTCTTGCTGAAATTTTTTTACATTTGCGCCTGCCCAGCCATAAATAGCTTGATCATCATCGCCTGCTAGTATAACATATTTAGAATTTTTCCTTATAATATCAACCATTTTCCACTGTATCGGTGATAAATCTTGTGCCTCGTCAATAAAAACTACGTCAAATTTAGGACACAATTCGGACACATTAAATCTTTCAATCATGTCAGTAAAATCTACTAACTTATATGAATCTTTGTAGTTCTGTAATTCGTCTGAGATAATTTTTAACAATTGTTTATCCATTTCTTGTGAGTACATATCTGTATTGTATTCGTCCATTATGGGTATTTCTTTAATCCTAGCTGCATTAATAAGATTAAAATACTCACTGCTAGAGTCTACAAATCCGGTAGTCTCTTGGCCATTAGAATAAACTGTCATCTGTATTCCTAGTCTTCTACCAATATCTTCATAGTGTTCGTCTTGTAATACTTCTGATTTTTTTAATCCAAGTCTTGTAAATGCTAAAGAGTGTAGTGTTCTAAAATACTTTAAATCCTTTCTTTGAAAAGCTGTGTGGTAGTCTAGCATTCTATCAATAGCTTCGTTTGCAGCCTTAGTTGTAAATGCAAAATATCCTATCTTATCTATGGGTGTACCTAGTTTTAAAAATGTTTTTACATATTTTAACAACTTAGTTGTTTTCCCTGTACCCGGAGGCCCAAATAATTTTCTACTAATCACATTATCTCCGTTTTATGTACAAGTTTAGTATGATGTATTGGTACTTCTTCAAATGATTTTATATTTATCTGCACTACATTTTTTGTAGATGAATTATATTTACCTGATTCTTTAGATGGAAATCTTTTTTGTTCTAAGAATTGTATCTCACAATCTTTATATATAACTTGTATCATACGTCCTGTTTTATCTTCGCTATGCTTCCAGTTTTTAGATTTTAATTTATCAAAAAATTTATCAAATTTAAAAAATGCTAGATCGTTTTCTATTAATACAGATCCAGTTTTAAACGCTGCATCACTGCTAGCCCTAGGTCCATTTATTTTTGCATGTATCACGTCATGTAGTTTTTCTTTTGGTGATGTGCCTATTGGTGGATGTACTACTTTTTGTGTAAGATATAATGAATCCATTACTGCTTGTTCTTGATCACCTTTGATTAGTGGTGGTAAGAATCCCGCAGCTTTTGATATTGAGTTACGTCTCTTACGTTGATCATTTAGATGTTCAACAGATCTACAATGCACTGTTGCTGTGCTGATACCATCTGGTTTTGTTACATCAAATTCGTATTCTGGTTCTGGATCTAAGTCTATCTTCTTCAAGTTTGTAAGAACAGGGTATGAACCTTTTGATCCTGCCAAGACTCCAAACTTCTTCTTAACACATATACCTTTCTTACAATACTCACTGATTGGACTCTGTGTGCATGTATAACCTTTTGTACTTTTATTCCATGATTTTACTTTCTGACTTAAAAACTTTTGATCCCATGCATTTGCATGATCACCTGCAAAATATTTTACTGGTGCATTCATAACTTTTTGTTGCCAGTTATCTGCAAATTTCATTTTTGCAAACACGTGATAGTTATACATAAATCTGTCTTTGCCATCGAACGCAGGATCTTTTGTAAGTTTTGATAGTATTGCTAGACACGGTGGTCCATCGTGAAAATCTTCATCAACATCTTTCAGGTCTTGTTCTTCTATTGATTCTGTAATTCCTTTCAATCTTTCTTTGTCTACCAGGTTTATCTCTATGACCTGCATAAACTGGTCTAAGGTAAACTTAGTACCGTCTGCATTTAGTGCCTGCCTTTGATTACCCCCTAGATAGGGTAGATTTATAAACTGACCTGGACGTAGTTGTCCTGTTTCATTATCTTTTGTTAACTGTGTTTGCTTTGGAAATATTTCACAATCTGATTTTAATTTGAATAGTGGTAATAGATTACTTAAAAATGATCTTACAGATTTTGCGTCTGTAAAAGATTTCATAAATAAAAATAGATGTAGTCCACCGCTTTTAGAACATACTGGGACTAATGGTAATTTGTATTCTTGTATCTTATCTATAAAAAATTTTTTATTAAAGTTTTCGTAATCCTTTGGATCTATGTCTACGACTCCAAATTTAACTTCAGAGTTTTCATTACAAGGTTGTATACCTATTGATAGTGTACCTTCTAAATGTGCTTGATAAATTTCTGGTGTAAGTTCTTCGTAGTTCCATCTGTATACTGGTTTCTTTTTACCAGTTTCAGAATCTACGTATGCATCCGGGTGTTCAAAGTCAGCTACACCATATGCATGTCGATACCCATTAAAAAATTCTATATATCTTTTATCCATAACTGTTGCTGTGGGCCACTCAGTCTCCCGCATGGCCCACACTGTGCACTCATTCTCTTAGAGAATTAGATAATGCTTTCCTTTGGTTTTTCTTCGCCATGCTTAGCTTTAACAGTACCTTTCGATATGTTTTCACTAAACGTTTTGGCTTGACCATATAAGGATTGATCAGTTACTGGACCAATTTTACTGACTTCCCAACCAAACCATGTGCCTTTATCGTTCGACATTTGGGTAGTTTTTAGTCTGTAAATGTGGCTGAAAGATGCTGGTGTAAATAACCCATTCTTACCTTTCATTTTTATTCCAGACATCATTGAATTCCATTTTCTACTAATTTTTAATTGAGTAGATTTCATAGATATCAACGCTGTCGATGGACTATCGCCCTCAACAATAACGAAGTGCGATGCAGTCTTCTCAATATAATTACCATTTGGTAATCTATCTTTGTAGTTTGCATCCGGTTTTGTTTTGGACATGATATCAGAAGATGAATCATAGATTGCAACTGGTGCTCCTGGTCCTTCTCCTCTATCTTTCCATTCAATGTACTCCAACTTGTAAAAGCATGGAATCACATTGATACCTTTTACTCCGTCATACAGATCGCCAGATACTGAATTAAATATCATACCTGGTTCTGCACCTTCGACATACTTACCATCTCTTTTGTTTACCTCTGGAGATAGTTGTCCAAGGATTTTTAGAAAAGGAAGAGCTAGATCTTCTTGACCTATTGAGCCCAAACCTTTTGCTGCATCATCTTCAAACACATTTGTTGGAAGACCTGCAGTCTTTTTTTCTGCTACTTGGTTCATGTTTATTTGTTCCTCGTTATTTTGGTTCTGTTTCCTGCGAACACGTTAAAAAGATCAGAGGGCATCTCTTGTCCAGACTCTAGACGCTCCCTGACCAATGCTTTAAGTGTCATGGGTTCAACCTTTAGTTTCTGGACAGGTTCATACCCTTGACCTTGCGCAAGGATCGCATATTGCGATGCCTTGTTATCTTCGTTACGACCAAAGGAAACAGTAACCTCATTTTTAATAAGATCACCTAGGCCGTTTTCTCGAAGCCATTTATATGCTGCTTCTTTATTTGCTACTGTAATAGAAGCACCATAAACTGGTTTAACTTCAACTGAAGATCCATCTGCTAGTTTTAATGTAGAGATATTCATCTCTTGCATCATGGTAGGTATTACCTCACCAGAAACTAATTCAATGTGTCTCTTCAGTTCCTTTAATTCTTTTTCTTTTTTCTCAAGATCGTCTTCTAATGATTTTAGTTTTACGACTTGATCAGATAATGATTTAGCATCGTTAACCGAATTTAAATCTTCTCGTTGGTCTTGCTCAAAATCAATTGTCATTTACTTTTCCTTTCTCGTATAAGTTAATTGATATAGGATAATATCTTCTTTCTTGTCTATCCCATTTTAACAAATTGTATTTACCATTTGTAATATCAGATACAATAGAACATGCAACACCTATGATTGCCGGATCACCTGTTAATAATAAATAATCATCTGGTTTAAAATCTTTTAAAAGTTTTCTTAATTTAAAAATTAATGGACCAGGTGAAAAAATTATTTGAGATAATTCTGGTAACAACGATACTACTTCACCGTATTCTCTAGCACCTACAATATTTATTTTAGGTGTTCCAGCTTTTGTACCAGGTACGTCTTGTACTAAATAAACTATTCTTTCTGACATTGACAAACAATATAATTATGTTTATATAGATGTCAACTAGAAAGAAGAAAAATTATGAATTATAAATTTAAGACTAAGCCATATGCGCATCAGATTAAGGCATTAGAAATGTCGTGGGAAAGAAAATACTTTGGTCTGTTTATGGAGATGGGTACTGGTAAATCTAAGGTATTGATAGACAATATATCTATGCTTTATGACAACGGTAAGATCAATGGTGTCCTAATTGTGGCACCAAAAGGTGTAGTAAAAAACTGGTATGAAGGTGAAATACCCACACACCTTGTGGACCATATTGAACACAAAACAGTTTTATGGCAGTCATTAATTACTAAAAAACAAACAGTAGCATTAGATAGTTTATTTGAAACAGGTGAAGACCTACACATATTAATTATGAATGTTGAAGCACTATCAACTAAAAAAGGTGTAGACTTTGCAGCTAAATTTTTATCATCACATAGAACGTTAATGGCTATTGATGAGTCTACTACAATTAAAAATCCAGAAGCAAAACGTACAAAAAATATTTGTGCATTAGGTAGAGAAGCTAGTTATACTAGAATACTTACAGGTTCTCCTGTAACTAAATCACCATTAGATTTATATAAACAATGTGAATTCCTGAGCCCTGGTCTGTTAGGCCATGAGTCTTATTATACATTCAGAACGAGATATGCAATTATGAAGACAGCAAACTTTGGTGGTAGATCTGTACAGATTGTAGTTGGTTATAGAAACCTAGAAGAACTATCAGAAAAACTAAAAGCGTTTTCTTATCGTGTACTAAAAGATGAGTGTTTAGATTTACCTAAAAAGACATTTATGAAACGTGTAGTCACACTTACACCGGATCAATTAAAAGTATACAGAGAGATGAGTCGACTAGCTCTTGCTAGTTTTAATGGCAAGATGATGACCACAGCAACAGTCTTAACTCAACTCATGAGACTACAACAAATAACTTGTGGTAATTTTACAGCAGACGATGGCACATCACATGAGTTACCTACCAATAGATTACCAGAGCTTATGGATTTACTTGATGAAATAGAGGGCAAGGTTGTTATATGGGCTCACTTTCAAAGAGATGTGAATAGAATTATAGAAGCTATCAGTAAAGAGTATGGTGCAGATTCTTTTGTAGATTATTATGGTTTAACACCTCAAGAAGATAGACAAAAAAATATACAGAAGTTCCAAGATCCCAGTTCCCCGGTTCGTTTTTTTGTAGGCACAACTCAAACTGGTGGTTATGGTATTACACTTACAGCTGCTAGTACCATGATCTATTATTCTAATGGTTATGATCTAGAGAAAAGACAACAATCAGAAGCTAGAATAGATCGTATTGGTCAAGAAAGACCTATGACATACATAGATATTATTTGTGAAAAGACCGTTGATACTAGAATAGTAAAAGCTTTACGTAAGAAAGTTAACATTGCAACTCAGATAATGGGAGAGGAGTTAAAAGAATGGATTTAGGACCTCACGTAGTAATAAGAATGGGACTATGGATTAGTCTTGTTGCTTGTTTTGTTTGGTATTTCTAACCTAAACTTTTAGAACCACCTATTACAGGTTTGTATTTTGTGCGACCTTCTTCTCTATATGCGTGTAAGAAACTAGCTCTTGGAGTATCCGCAATCCAGCTACAATGTATCCATCCGCTATTAGGTTCTCCCGGAGTGTAGAACTCAAGTATGAGTTGATCGTAAGGAAGTTCTTTATATATCCAGTCCGCAAGCTCAGCATTGTCTACGCCTGGACATTCAAAGTCTGCCGCCTCTGCTTTTGCGTGCTGTGAATCGACTGAACTACCGATGGCTAGACACAATTTTGGGCTACGAAATCCGCTGGTAATCTTAACTCTGCCGAAGTGATCTCTTACGGGTTGTAATATATTTTCGCAAAGTAATTTTAATTTTTCTATTTGATCAGAATTAGGATTATTATCAATGCCTTTCCTGATAGCTGTGTCGGATTTTATAAGCTCTTGAAGGCTGAAATTACGTGAAAGGTTCATTATGTTATCATTTTCTCTATGGCGAAGAGTGCAGCAGTTCCCGCAGCTGCTAAGAGAACCCAATAGACTTTATCTATCTTACCGCCCAATTTCTCGACGTCTTCGTGTACATGTTTTAAATTCTTTTTGACACCTGAAATGTGTCCGTACAAAGATATAATATGTTCTCTAGTATTTTTGGGTTCTATCGCCATAATTAATTGTTGCCAAAAAGTATAGCAAGTTTCTGTGCTGTACTCAAGTTGCTTAAGTTATTGGTATTAACTGTGTTTGATATCAAATTGCTATCAATACCTGGTAGATTTAACGAGTTCGGTGTTACCGGCGTTTCTTGTGCACTAGGTAATAGTGGGTTTTCAAAGAATGGGAAATTAGGTTCTTCTAAAGAGACTGCTTTCATTTCATTTGCTATTTGTGCTATCACCCGTTCTGCTTCTACAAAGTTATTAATTTCTCCAATAGCTTCTGCGTTTTGTCTAAACGCTATTCTAATATCTGGTGAGATATTAATAGGTCTAAATATATTGTTGTCTACGGTGTTTATATCTATTTGAGAAAGTCTTCCTGTTGCAGATGCAAAGTCAGCATTACTAATATTTAAAACTCTTGCAGCATCAATATCTTTTTTAAAATTTTTTCTTACATCAAATAAAGCTCTGTTAGCATTTATATATGAATCTACAATATCTCTTGCTTCAATTGGTCCACCACGTAATGCTTCTCTAGTAAATAACGATCTAGATTGCCTTACACCTCTTTGATAATCTGCTATTTTAAAATTAATAGATCTTCCAGGATTTACGTTAACGGCTCTAAATCCAAAAAGTCCTGCTAACTCATCACCAACCTCAAACGTTTGTCCATATTTATCAAACTTGCCTTTGGTAAGCACATCAACAGACTCTATTGATCTATCTAATCTTTTTAATTGTTCAAGAGAAAAAGGCATTTGTGCCTTAACTAAGTGCCCCATAATTTTATATGATTTGTCACCAGCCGTATCTTGAGGATTAAACACTTGAAAACCATCTCTAGTTCGACCACCTCTTGCTATAATATCTGCTACAGCTTCTGTCCAAATAGATTCAGATATAAATGGTGATGCAAATTCTCTCATCGATGAAAACGTACCTGCAATAAAGTCATTCATTAAACCATCTTCATCCGTTCTACCATCCGCAACGGCATTTATTATAGTTTGCACAGGTCTTAATAAAGTATCATATGCATTAGCATGACTAAAATCTACATATTGAAAAGATCCGTCTTTGTTTTTTATTGGTAACAACGTTGAGTTTTTAGACCACTGAGCCACATATCTTCTGATTGATTCTCTTTCTTCATCAGTAACATCGTAGATAGCTTGAAAAGCTTTTTGTGTAGCATATGGCACAGCTGCAACCGTAGTGCCAAAACCAAATAATCTTGTGTATCCTATTGCTTCAAAGGGTTTTATTTTTTTATTATCAGGTGTAACAAATTCTTCATTTATTTCTCTTAAACCACGTCTTACAATATTTGTACCTGTTCTAACTATCTCTGCAGGAAACGATACAAAATTACCAATAGGTAATTTTCGTAGTGACTTAACAAAATCAGATACGTAATCATAGTTTGGTATATTATTTTTAACAATGTCAGCAGCTTCTTGTTTAAAAAATTGTTCATCTACAGCAATATCAATACCGTTTCTATTTACTGTCATCCCTCTTGTTATACCTTTGTTTGCAAAAGCTTTTTCTAATCTTGTTTTTTCCATAGCCCATGACGCTATTTTCCAGAAGTCATCTTCAGCTGTATACAAATCTTGAGACACAGATTTTAATTTTGATAATGGTTTTAATAATAATCTAAGGCCTCTATCTGATGTCATAGTCTCACCGAAGTTTACGTCCTCAAGCAGTCTAGTTAGATCTCCTAATCTTACGTTAGAGTTTACAACACCAAGTTTTAATAATTCTTCATACAAATCATTTTGTTGTCTTGTGCCTTTTAATGGTGTTTGCAATGCTTGGTATGCTGTAGTAATTGCTTCTTTATTTGGTATGATACCATTAGCTGTAGCAAACGCACCAGCAGATACAAAGTTTCTAACGTGTGTTACCGGTGATAGAATTGTTTTAGCTATCTGTGACAAACCTTTTGGATATAGTATAAGACTCTGATACAGTTGACCTAACATACCTGCTTTATCAAAAGCAAGAGACGTACCTTCTAATGCTTCAGCCATACCTTTTGTTGAGTATAGTTCATTAAGAGGATTTACAGACCCACCTTTAGCTGCAACACTAAGAGTCTTAGCTTGATCAATTCTTATTTGTTGATAGTCATCACCAAATACAAGTCTTGCCTCATCTGCAGTTTTTGTAAACATAGGTTTTTGTCCTGCAGCTACAAGTTCTTCATTTTTTTTTACTAAATCTTGAAAGAATAAATTTCTTCTTGTGATCATAGATAGTTTGGCTGTGCCACCTAATATAGTTTGCATAGGATTTTGTTGTTTACCTAAAAGTTTTTCAAATACTTTTCTATCCGCTTCTTTAATTGCACCTGCAGAAACTAATGCAGATCCTCTAGCTGTTACTACCTCATCTAGTGTAGTTCTGTTTACAAAAAACGAAGGCACTTCAAAGATAGCATCAGAAGGTTTATCCATTCTAATACCTTTTGGTAGTCTTGCAGTTTTCAATACCCTTGTTACAGCTTGCTCTGCCTGAAGATCTGTCATCTCTTCACCAGCTTCTTTTGCACTAGACTTAAATACTTCTTTAGCTTCATCAATTGATTCTTTTACAGGTTTATATCTTACCCACGGAAAGATACTTTGATTTTGAAATATGTCATATGTAGAACCAATATAGTTTTTAAACTTGTTACCAAATAAAGTTTTAAATTCTTGTATTTCATTTTGTCCTAATGATCTTCCTAACTTAGAAAATAAATCTGACCATCTTGTTCTAATGGAAGATAAGCTAGCAAGTATATCTGTAATAACTTGATCATCTACTTTCATACCTTTTAATTCTTTTATTAATGCACCTTTCTTTGCTTCGTCTAGTTTACCAAATGTTGCGACACCGAGATCATCTAGTTTAGGATCACCAGATAATAATAAATTATTTATCTTTGTTAACATTTGTTTTCTTTTTGCAGCGTCACCTTGATTTAAAACTGTTCTTACCGGTGGAAATATTTTATCTATTGCTTGATCTAATTCTCTAGATATATTTCTTGCACCTGATGCATCTGCAGCTCTTTCACCAACAGATGTTCTTTCTATATCAAAAAATTCTTGAGTCTTACCGCTTCGTGCCCTGAACCCTGATGCAACCTTATCTATAAATGCATCTAATTTAGAGTTGGCTACATCTAATTGTTTGTTTCTATCAGTTAGTCGTTTAACAACTTTACCTGTACCACCTATAATACCTGTAAATAGTGCACCCTCGACACCAAACTTAACTCTGTTTAATAGTTCTCTAGTTGGATCGTCATCAGAAGATCTATCTATTTTAGTTGGACCACCGACAAAATCTCCAAACGTACCAATCTTTTCTACATCACCAACAAACACAGCTTCAGCAACACCGCCACCTAATGCACCTGCAATAAATTTATTTGTTTTACCTTTTGCGTTTAGTTTTGTAGCTTTATCTACACCTTTTAAAAGATTAGGGTTTGTTGTTTTAAAATATTTATTATTTCTACTTGCACGCATTGCATCATCTGCAAGTTGCGCACCTATTTTCATACCTTTGACTGCAGGTATACCTATATTTACTAATGCTTCAGTTATTTTACCGGCAGCTGTAGCTTCTGCTTTTTCATCAAACTCTGTAAGATCATCAAAAAATTGTTCTACCTCTGCTGCATATCTTGTGCCTGCACCAAGATCTATAAGCGTTGCACCTAAAGAAAAGAAACCTTTTGGTATACCAATAATACCAGATGCTACACCAGACAACACTGATTCTATTGTGCTTACTTTGTTAAAACCACGATCTTTATTTCCTAATATTTCTGAGGGAAGAGCCATTAGTTACTCCTATAATACAAATTGAAGTTCGCCGTCGTCTGTTACTCTGAGTATGTTTTCACCTACAATATAATCACCCGGAGTTATTGTTTGTCCTTTTTCAATTGCAGGTGCTACTATTTCTTCGTTGAAGAAATCAGCTGCCGTTTTGTTAGGATTGTCTTTAAAATAATTCTGAACAGTTTTATCTGAAATAATTTCTTTAATATTACTAGCGTTTCCAGTTTGAGCAGCTACTTTAAATAAATCTTGACCTGATACTACCTGACCTTTTGATTTTCTATCATTTATAATTTGCTGCATAGTACCACCAGCCATATCAGATTTTGTTTTATCTATAACTGTTCTTTTATACTCTGCATCTAATGCATTTTTACCTTGGTTAATATCTTTTTGTATCTCACCTTTAAGTATTGCAGCATCGATTTGTCGTTTCATGTCTGTAGATCTATCTAAGTTTTTAGAAATAGCGCTTATAATTTTATTTTGTAATGTACCAGATTTAATAGATCCTTTAAGATCTCCGCCTTCTTCTTGAATAGCTCTACTTGCATCAATTAATGAGTCATACGCAGCACCTTTTTGCATCTTATCAATACCCATAAGTTTGTAGTATCTTTGTCTATTTGCTTCTATCTCTGCATCTCTATCTATTGTAGACGTAGTTCCAGTTCCAGTCCCAGTCTTTGATCCTTTTGGTATAACCGGTAATTTGTTAGGTGCATTTGGATCAACGCTTTTATCTTTATCAGAACCAAATAACCCTGTAACTTTTTTAGCAAGATTTTTATAACTCTCTGGAGTTAGAGCTGATGCTATTGCAGGAATAGCTTTTTGACCAACCTCGACGGCAGTACCTACTGCAGCAGGAGCATAAAATAAACCTGCTCCTGTAAGAAGTTTATTATCTCTTACAAATCTGCCAGCTCTTTCCATTCTAGGCGTTCTAAATATAGGTCCTTGTTGCCCGAAAGGAGGTTTTCTAAATTTAGGCATATTGCTTATTCTATTACTAATAAATTTTTGAGCCGGACGGAGAGCATATTTCTTAGCAATATTTGTAAAGAAGCCAGCTTTTTTAGCAGGGTTTAAAATATTTATAGGTTTTTTAGATATATTAGTTACAGTTTGTTTTCCTGCTTGTTTGACTGCATCAAGTAAACTTAAATTCCGTCTAATCATATTTTCAGAATATAGTCCTCTACCACCTTGAGTAGGAAACATAGGATCACCTACAAGAGCAGCTTTTCTGTCTTTCATACCAGACATAATACCCTCTTTAATAGGGCCACCGTTTCTAAACATAGGTCTATTTAATGGTTTCATTTTTTCCTCTTCATTGCTTTGCCAAATCCACGTTTAGCAACTCCGCATCCTCTAACTCTACCACCATCTTTCATACCTAAAAGAGGTAATAAGTTTGATAAAAATTCTATTCCACCACCTGTAACGGCAGTTCCAGCTGCATATTTAGCACCGGTTTTAATTTTACTTCCTAGTGTTGATTTGTTCTTAGCCATTATCTACCACTACCGTATAGCTTACCAAATATACCAGCAATTCCTGTTGCTGTGCTTAATCCTGTAGCAAATGGAGAAGCACCACCAGTATCCATTGGTTGAGCTGTTGATCCAAATCCTGCAAGTCTACCAAGACCAGCACCATATTGATCTAATCTTCCGACAGGTTCATAAGCACCTGTTCTTGCAGCTTGCGCATCTGCTTGTAATTGTGACTGTGTAAGTCCTTGTCTAAATGCACCTAGATTACCTAACGCAGAAACATCTTGACCTAACGATCCTCTTTGGAAATTAGATAGACCCATTTGTTGAGATGCTAAATTACCTTGTTGTTGAAATGCATTTTGAGCTAATTGATTAGCTTGTGTAAATCCTTGTTGTTGTAAACTTGCTAGTAATGATGCTCTGTTTCTTAAATTATTAGAATCATATTCTGCCATCTGTACACCTTCTCTACCACCACCAAAAGCTCCAGCAGTAAATGCCTGGTCCCTGATTCCTTGTCTACCCATAGAGGCTTGTCTGTCAAAGTCAGATAATGTTGTGTCAATAACTTGTTGTTGAAAAGGTGACATGAATTGTTGAAACGCTTGTGGTCCAGTCAATCCTGCTTGTTGTGATACAGCACCTTGTGCTGCTGTTAAGAATGGTTGATAAGATCCAACACCTTGTGATGCTAAATTAATAGCTTGTGTTTGCATTGGGTCTTCACCAGCAACAAATTGTCTGCCGGTAAACGTACCTGTATTAATAGGTACTGATGTAGTTGCCGTTAATTGTTTGGCAAAATCTTTGGCTGTATCTTGTAAATAATCTGGTAATGCCATTATGCTAATCTATTCTCCAATTGTTGTGATTGATCAAACATCTCTTGTGCAGGATTTTCCTCACCTTGAGACTCTTCAGATATAGTACCACCTGATTCTAGATTGTCCATCATGTTTTGCATAACTTCAGCGCCTTTATCTATATCGCCATCGCCTGCGTTTCTTACAGCGTCTGCTGTAAATACAAATTCATTCTTGCTAAGTCTAGCTGGCACATCGTCAGCTCTTTCTTCAGCACCTAGTGGTACGAAACCACCTTCTCTGTAATCTTTTTCAAGACCACCTAAGTTCATCAAACCACCTTCTTGTGCTGGTACTCTACCACCTTCTTTTAAAAATGGAATAAAAGGAGCAACTGCACTTAAAAATCCTGTAGTATATAAAGGTAAGTTTTCTTCAAACTGTGTCATCGCTGCCATGTTTGGTTTTTTCTTACCTTTCTTACCAGCATAACCTCCAGGTCCATCTACAAATCCCCTTTTTGCATCCATGATACCACCTTCTGCTTTTCTATTTCTTAATGCGTCTGCAATAATTTTATCATCACCACTTGAATACATAGAA